AGAGGCTCCAACCAACCAGACTGTTGAATGGTTTTCTGGTTTCGCACCCAGTTGCGCCATGTTGCAGTCCAGTCAGCCTTGACGCCCTTGCTCGCAGGCTGGGCGATCCAGTAGTCGCGGAAGGTAGCGAACACCTCTACCGGCTTCAGGTCTGGACGCTCCTGCTTGCAGAAGTCAAACCAATCATCGGGGAACTCGAAGTCTGTAGGCAGTCGCGTGCCACGCGATGCACTATTCTTTTTATGGTTAATGGTTACTGGTTCTTGGTTAGCATTAGGGGGTGCGTAGGGTGGCGATAGGGGGGCTATAGGCTGGCTATCCCCTCCCTTTGCCCACCTCTTAGCCGCCCCTTTCTTCCCACCGTCCTTAACCGCTTGATAACGCTCAATTTCCTTGTCGCAGCGTTTGTGACGCCACACTTGGGTAGAGTTATCCACAGGATCACCCACCTCCTCTGTGAAAAACTCATAGAGAACTTGCGTGACAGCCTTTGATTGGTCACGCATCCTGATCTGGCGAGCGATTTGTTCCGGTGTTCCGGACGGTGGTTGTTCATGGAGGTAGTACAGGTCGATGATTCGCCTGTAAGCTAAGTCCTCCATAGGCGACAAATGCGCTGTGTGCGCGTAATAGTCGCCCAGATGGAACATGAACAGATGCACAACAATCTCCAGCGGTGGACGATCCCAGAGTGAGAATTCCGGGTCGGGCCACCCTGACGGGTGATGAACGGGTCTGAGACCGTCCCCGATGGAGACTGCTTAGACCCGACCTATGCGCCTCTCACAGCGTCGAGCCATCATACAATTGCAATGCTGCGCTTGCAACCTTACGCCAACCTTACACGCGAATCCTGCCAGCCTCGCACAGCGCAACCAGCGTCTTGCGGAACGCATCCTCCCACGCCTCCCGCCGCTCCTCTCCTGTCATCTTCGACCCCTGGTCGATGGCAAAGTGGCAGTGCTGACAGAGTGCCGCGGTAAAGCAATCGTGTGCTTTCATCCCCATCCCCTTGCCGTATGCACCCCAGTTCGCATGAGCAGCTTGTGTCTGACCGTCCAGACCACATCGCTGGCAGGATAGAGAGGCAACAGCCTTCAACCATGACTTACTGCGGAACATCTAAGCCTCGCTCAGTCTCGATGAACACTCCGTGGTGATATGCACGCAATATCTGCTGGCCTCCAAACCTTTCAATCAGACTGTCTGCAATTGCCTCGTGGAAACCTTGGTCTACTTGCCAAACAAACGCTAGCAAGTCCTCAACCCTAATCATTGCGTTAGATTTGATCTCAAGGTTATAGGTGATCTTCTTGTTGTTGACTGGGCATAGAGCGGTAAACGTAACCTTGTACTTGTTCAAAAGATTGCCCCTTGTAACGGTTGATGTTTCCAATGATTTGGTGGGTTTTGCTTGTTGATTGCCTTTGCCATGCAACCAGCGCAAACCTTCTTTCCGCTGTGATTGACAGCAACATTAGTGCTGTCTGCGCTTGCTAACGGCCATTGCTGCTCGCCTTGCCCTAACATCCTCAGTCCATGAACCCAAGGCAGTCGCTGACCAAACGTCTTGTGCAAAGCGTTGAAAGCCTCGTCCATCCTGTGCGCCCACTTCGGACTTCCAACCTGCCAATATTCACCAGCTGACCCGAAACACACCCGTCCCCAGTCATCGCACAACTCAAGCAGGTAATCTATCGGCAGACCAAGATGCCAGACCGGGATTCCGTAAGACTTTCCAAACGGCCATGTCTTTGTCATCTCTCGCTGTTGTTCGACAGTTCCGTCGATAACGTCAGGAACAACTGCCCAGTGCGGATGCGCTAGGATTGGGTCAAGCCAGTTGTACAAACCTTTCAAGTCGAACTCGACTCCCAGCGTCTTGCAAGAGAATGCTCCGTTATCAAGCATCAGTGACTGCCCGATTCTTAAACAGATCTTGAGACTGTCAGGACGGAAAAAGCTAACGCAAAAATGCTCCCCTGCCATTGACTCAAGAGCGTGCTTTGGAGTGACTGGTGTTCCGTGATAGTGAATCATGTTGTTTTCTTAGCTCGCCTTCCAACTCTCGCCTCGCTGCCATCCCTCTAGACTTCTCTACGTTCTCAAGATGCTCTCGACGTTTCTTGATCGGCCACTTAAGCACAGTGACAGCCTCGCAGTGCAATGCGTACTCTCTCGACTGTAGTCCTACTACGGCGCCATCAGGGAGAGTGACGAGTCTTGCGTTGTCGTGTCGTTCGCCGCACGCAAAACAGACATCTCGTCCGTCTGAGTCAACCCGTGATTTATCGCCCATGCCAATACCTGCTCAACGTAGTCGGAAAACTGTGCCTTTGTAAGCCCTGTAGTCGTCGGCTCTGCCTCCATCACCTGACCGTTGGGCAACTCCAACATCCTCCCAGGAAGATACCGAGTCTTGAAGTAAGCGTGCCAGACATCCTGATCGTGAGCCTGACCCTGCGGACGTATCTGCTCGCTGATCGCTGACAGCGTAGCCCAATAAAACGAGTTCTGAGCGCTTGTTCTGTTGGGTGGCTCTATCCGTACCACCCAGCCATGCCGAGCGGTTTTGACGGCTTCTACAGCCCTCTGCCGGGCGGTGTCGTGCGCTAGTGTGAAGATCATTTCAATACACTCCATGCTGTTGCTGCCACTGCTGGAACTTGTCCATTTCCAATGGCTTTAAGTCTGTCCACCCTAGCGGCCACCCCATTAGCCACTCGACCCATGTTGGGTTCAGACTGCCACCAGCTTGTGCCGTCAATGTTGGGGTATTGCGGTTGTGTTCGCTTGGTGCGTTCGTCTCTTTTGCATTGTGCGCTGTCGGCGTCGGCCACTTTGTAACTGCTGTCGCCAATCCGTCCCCGCTCGTTTTGCTCAGACCCTTGCGGTTGTAGTTGCCATGAACCGTTGGCGTCGGCCAAGTTCTTGCATATGTTGCAAGACTTCTTCCCGATTGGCTCGGAGCATTTTTGCTGTATAAAACTTTTTTGTTGTCTCGATTTGTCGTGTCTGGGGTCGGAAGCAAGAACCCAGATTCTGTCTCGCTGGTGCGGAGCACCAACGTCTGCCGCGCCCATAACATCCCACTGCGTGTCATACCCGAGCGAGGTAAGGTCTGCAATGACTCTGGTTCCTCCTCTAATAGTGAGCATTGGGCTGTTCTCAATGTAGACGTAACGGGGTCGAACTTCGCCAACCACCCGCGCCATTTCTCGCCAGAGTCCTGACCGTTCTCCGTCAAGTCCGTCGCCCTTTCCTGCGATTGAGATGTCTTGGCATGGAAACCCGCCAGATACGACATCAACAATGCCTCTCCACGGTCTACCGTCAAAGGTGCGAATGTCATCCCAAATCGGGAAAGGCGGGAGAAGTCCGTCATTTTGTCTGGCTGCAAGTACGCAAGCTGCGTATGGCTCCCACTCGACTGCACAGACGGTTCGCCATCCAAGGAGGTGGCCTCCGAGTATTCCTCCACCAGCGCCTGCGAAAAGAGCCAACTCATTCATAACTCCACTTCTTTCAGTTGCCACCTGTTGCTTTCCTTGAACCACCCGTGTAGCACCACCCGCCACCCTGAACGAATCATCTCAGGGTAAGCCTCGGCTTCCTCTATCTTGTGCCGACGTTCTGACAGATGACCCTTGCTTGTCACCTGGATTGCTACCGTCTCGCCGTGACCGATTGCCAGCAGATCAATGCAGCCCCAGAGGTCGTGCTTGCGCTTAGTGAAGCTGTTGTAGTGCTCGACCAATGCCACTTGGTAGCCCAGCTCTACAAGCAATGCCTTCGACCTAGCAGTCAGGCTAGACATTTTCGATCTGCACGATTTCGATGTTGGCATACTGCGGACACAAGTCTCCCAGCTTGACCACCCCTCCCGTCAACTCCTGAATCTGCAAGGCTCGCTTGATCGGAACCCCCCTCGTTTTCCACCCGTTCACTGCCTGCTTGCTGACCTGCAACTGCTCACACAACCGTCCCTTCGTGCCCACCAGGGCAGCGGCTAGGTTGATCGCATCATTCGGTGTCATCGCAACCTCAAATTGTAAAAGTTGTAAAAAATGGAACGCTTTGCTTGACCTCTGGATGAAGTCTACTGTACTCTTCTTTCACCGTCAACAAACAACAACCGAGGCACAAATGGACTTGTACTGGATTCGTGAGGACAACTACAACGACAGTCTCGAGCGTCAGCAAGAGTGGGAGAGCGACGAGATTGCCTGCTGGCTCGACTCGGCGACAGTCAAGGAAATCATCCAGGTCTGGGGCGACCTAGACCGCGATACCGACATCACCACCGACCAAGTGATCGAGATGCTCTGGAACGGTGAGGATGCGAAAGCCTGGCTCAAGCAGCGCATTCAGGAACTGGCAGAGAAGCAGTTCGACACCTGGAAGCAGTCCTCTCCT